GTCCGCTCTCGACCCCATGTTGAGCAATCCTGTAGCGACTAGGAAGGCATTTATCAAACAAAGTACAAGGAACAGGAAAAACAAGTAAGCCACTAACCATTAATCAAGTTGTTAATCGGGTTCTTAAACTCGATGTCGTATTCAATATAAACAAGCCCCAGTCCAGCCGTAGAATTGACGGTAATGGTCACACTACCAAATGTAATATCGTTGACTGAATTAACCGCAACTATATACGTTGAACTGGAATAGTACACGACTTGATTCGTTATGTATGAAACCTTCTTCCAAGAGGAATCAATACGTAACGGAATACGAACATCTTTATTGGCTAAACCCGACATTGGATACGCAGTACCAACAGTGGCAACCGAGACACCGCCAGTGTCGCTGTAATCCGGGGAACTAACCACTCCAAAATTGCCAGTAGTGGTGGTAGAACTATTGGCAACCACAACCAACCGTGCGTTAAGCACTCTGTACATCTCAAAATTCTTGGAAGTAGTATACAACCAAGGCATGTGAGGATTTTCGACCAGAGTGACAACAGCACTAGAGCCGGTGCTGGTGCCCCCGATACCGAGAGGAGACAGGGTAAACCCTGTGGTAGTATTCGCGGCAAAGGGAGTAGATTGGAGGGTTGAAGCCCTGGAATCAACGACAATGTTGTCCCGCACACCGCGGTACGTGTGCAACATCTTCATCTTTGATTTTGACTTATTAGACATGATTAGTTTTTCGTTGTTTGGGATAATTGGATGGTGTGGATACATCTAAAGGCCAGTGTGTGGGTACAAACCCCTCAAGCTGCTCAATTGACCTAGCCTCAAGAAGAGACCGCTCAATGGCAATTTGGGTTTCTGGATCCACTCCGAAGGCAAGCCAGAAGGAAAACCTGCTTGACTCCTCCACCGGCACAACTCTAGATGACATTCCACGGGAAAGGTGCTTCATCCCAGTATACTCCACCAATCGCTCTGGTGCCACATGGTCACCTGCTGAAATCTTGAGATTTTCGTAAAAGGCCTGCATAACTGGAACGCCACTGGCTGTGGCTAAACCACAATCAGAGACACCAGCAAGCCAGTCCAAATACTCATCGTCAGAAACAGACAGCGTGCACATAGTGTCCTTCTCGAAAGCAACTTTAGGAGTCCGGACCATACGCCACCTATCCCCAATTAAGACCGGATGCATTTGACAAAACTCGATAGACTCGAAATTGTATGCGGGAGGTTCCGCCGTAAGCCGAAAGCCCAGTTCTTCAAACCACTCACGCATGCCACCAACAAAACCCTCGAGATCCTCCTGTTCC